GCGCGCGGAGCTACTCCCGTCCGTGTTAGCTTCCCTGCGTCCGCAGGTTGACCGCCTTCGCGTCTACCTGAACGGGTGGGATCATGTGCCCGCGTGCGTGCGCGAGCTCGCAGACGAGCACGTGCTCGCGCGCGAGAACGAAGGCGCGGAGAAGAAACTTCACTGGGCCGAAGAGTGGCAGGGGATTTACTGCTCGACGGACGATGACATAATCTACCCGCCTAACTACGTCGCGACAGTGACGGAGGCGCTGGCTCAGTTTGATGGTCGCGCAATTGTGACCGCGCATGGCCGGGTGTATCTCGGCCGCCCGCGTGGCGTGCACGGTGTCGCGCCTGCAAGCATTGGCCACTACGATCGCAACGTCCCGCAGGGGCGTTTCGTCAATCACGGGGGAACCGGTGTGATGTCCTGGGACGCCTCGCGCGTGCGCGTGCCGTCATCTTTCCCGCTTAAAAACATTGCTGATATGCAGCTCGCTGTTTGGGCCCAACGGACCGCGACCCCTATTTGGCTGCTCCCACATGAGGCCCATTGGTTCAAGCCGCTTGCTAAGCTTGATCCACATGGGCTTTTTCGCGCTTCACAGACCGAGCGTCACGCGCGACGTAATGCGCTGTTGCGAGAGCAGGCAAGCAAGCAACCTTGGCGCGTGTACGAATGACACCCTCCGTTTCGTTCGTTTTCCCGGCTCACGTTGAGGGCGTGCCGCTGCTGCTTCGCTCTGTTAGGGCGCTGCTCGCGCAGACAGCAAAACCGGAAACCTTCGAGGTCGTGATCGCCGTTGATGCTGAAGAGTCCGCAGCGGACGCCGCGAAGCTCGAGATAGACCAGGCGATCGATGGTTTGCCGTTCGCGGTTTCGGTCGTCGCTTCCCCGCGCACGGCAGGCAACGAAAACCTGCCGCATCGGAACCACGCGCGCAACGCGGGCTGCCGCATTGCCCGCGGCGAATACCTTTGGGTGCTCGATTGCGACATGCTGCCGGACCCTCGGGCCGTCGAGCACGTGCGCGCGGTCACGTCGCGGTCGTCCGTGCCGCTCGTGGTCTCGCCGTGTCTCGCGGAAATAAACTACAAGCCGTCTGCGTGGCTCGAGCGCGCCGCGCCGGAGAGCGCTGCGGAATTCGACAAACTGATCGACAGGCACCCGCGATCGTGTTCGGGCAGCGGTCACGCGAGTCTGTATCGTAAAGGCGCGCCGAACGGGCGTCGATTCCCGAAACTGATCGAGGGCGAGCCGGCTTTTCCTAAACGGATCTGGGCAGCGTTAGGCGGCTATGACGAGCGATATCTAGGATACGGCGGCAACAAGGTCAGCATGTGCCGAGCGATGACGCTGCTCGATCTGCAAGAGAAACTCTGCGCCGTGTACCTGCTGACGAGCTGCCTGTTCCTGCACCAGCCTCACGATCGCGATCCGTTTAGAATTGACGAAGCGCACCGCGCCAGCAACTGGGCGCTGTTCCGCTCGCACGTCGCAGAAATGAAAGACCGCGCGCCCTGGTGGCGCGCCGCGATCGATAGGCTGCAATGACCGCGCAGCCGCTGCAGCCCGAAGAATTTAAGCGGCTTGCCGCGAGCGATCCGTATTGGCGCGGGCGCTGGGTATACCTGCGGCACGTTGCCTGGATCGTTAGCGCGCTGGCTCCTGAGCGGGTGCTAGAGCTCGGCCCGGGGCCGCATAGGTTCGTGCCCGGTTCCGAGACGCTCGACGTTAACGAGCGCATGCGGCCCACGTATCTGCAAGACGCAGGCTCTGCGCCGTGGCCGATCGAGTCCGGGTCTTTCGATCTGGTTCTCGGGCTGCAGTGCTGGGAACATTTCGGAAGCAAGCAGCTCATCGCCTTTAATGAGGCGCGGCGCGTGGCGGGTCATGCCGGGCACGTTCTGATCTCTGTGCCGTATCACTGGCGCGACACGAACGCCACGCATCGTGGCATAGGCAACGGCAAGATCGCGCGATGGACCGACAGCGCCGAACCGATCCGCCGAATCAAAGTTTCTAAACCCGAGCATCGTCAGCGTGTAATCCTTCTCTACTCTGGAATTTGAAATGGCGGACTGGCGCGACCGCGTAAAAGAAGCTGCGTACAAGTCGCCGCGAGGCACGCGTATAAAGTTTTTGTATGAGGACGTTTCGCGCGAGGTCACGCTTCGGGGTACCTCTTTCGAATTCCCGGGCGTAGCAGACGCGTATATACAGCGGACGGGTCACGGCCCGCGACGCTATCCGCTGCGCTGTTACTTCGCGGGACCTTCCTGCGACCTCGAGGCGACGGCGTTTGAAGCGGCGATCCTCGAGCACGGGACCGGGCTGCTCGAGCATCCGGTTTACGGGCATGTCCAGGTCGTTCCGTTTGGCGATATCAATCGTCGCGATGATCTGAAGACCGCCGCGAATCAGGTCTGCGTCGAGGTCACTTTCTGGACGACCCTCGGCGCAATCTATCCGACTAACGATGCTCATCCGCAGAATGAGATTCTCGCAGCGCTTGGCGATTTCAACGTCGAAGCCGCGCAGGCATTCGCGAACGCGACGAACCTGACGACGGCCGCTAACAAGGCGGCTGCGAAGGCCACGATCCGCGGCATGCTGAAGCAAGTCGGCGGCGCGTTTGATGACGCTTCGTCCGGCGTCTCCGCCGTGCGCGCGGTCGTCAAAGACGTCAGCGACACCATAAACCAGGGGATGGACGTGCTCATAGGGAAGCCGCTGCTTCTCGCTCAGCAGATCTCCAACCTGATTCAAGCGCCGGGCCGGGCGGTCGCAGGTCTGAGCTCAAGGCTTGACGGCTACGGTCGTCTTTTCGAGAGCATCTTTGGCACCGCCGCGGCTAACCCGGCCGAGCGCATTGACGCGACGTCGTCGCTACTCAGCAGGCGCAACCGCGTCGCTAATGACTTCCACACTGCGGACTTGTTCTCGTTGAACTGCGTCGCGGGAAGCGTCGTAGCTGTCTCGGCGCAGCCGCTCGACAAAGACGGTCGGATCGTTCGCACTCCGATCTTTCAGACGAAGCCGCAGGCAATCGCCGCGGCCGCCCTAATCCTAGACTTGCTCGACGACGTCATCGAATGGCGCGACGATTCCTTCGAGGCGCTCGGCACGTTGCCGGCCGTCGGCATTGACCAGCTAGATACAGGCGCGGCGTATCAGGCGATCAAACACGCCGCGGCGCTCGCGGCGGGGATGCTGGTTCAGACGTCTTTCGCGCTCGTGCCGGAGCGGAGCATCACGCTCGACCGTGCAAGGACGATCATCGACGTCGCCGCGGAACTATACGGCGCCGTCGATAGCCGTCTGGACTTCCTCATAGACACGAACAACCTGACGGGTTCGGAAATCTTGGAATTGCCGGCCGGTAAAAAGATCCTCTATTACGCGGCCGCTTGAGGGCTAATTGCCCGTGTTAGACTTCGGTGCTAGAGTTAAACACCATGTTCGAAGTCTACTACCTCAAATCGCCAAGCGGAAGGGGCTACGTCGGGTTCACGGCACGAGGCGCGGATAGACGCTGGCTTGCGCACGTGAAGGACGCGAAACGCGGCAGCAAGTATCCGCTCCACAGAGCCATCCGCAAGTACGGCGCCGAGTCCTTTGCTCGTTCTCTTTTAGAACGAATGACAACGGGGGTCGGAGCCAAGAGAGCGGAGCAGTTGTGGATTAAGGAGCTCGGGACCTTCGGTCCGGGCGGCTACAACTCAACGGCAGGCGGAGAAGGGGTGATCGGACTTATCCACTCGCCTGAGACACGCGCCAAGATGTCGGAGTCTAGTCGCGGCAAGAAGAAGTCGCCGGAGCATCGCGCGAATATGTCTGCGGCCGCTCTCGGCAAGAAGCATTCGCCAGAGACGCTAGTCAAGATGTCAGAGTCTCGGCTTGGCAAAGCACTGTCGCCAGAGCACCGCGCTAAGATCGGTGCGGCGGGGCTTGGCAGAAAACACTCGCACGAGACGCGCGCGAAGATAGGGGCAGGGAATCGCGGTAAGATTCGATCGCCCGAGACGCGCGCGAAGATAGGGGAGTCTCGGCGCGGAAAGCCCGGCAAAAAACATTCGCCAGAGACGTGCGTCAAGATCGGGGAGTCTCTGCTCGGCAATAAACACTGGCTCGGCAAAAAACACTCGCCCGAGACACGCGCGAAGATGGCTGAGGCACAGCAGCTTCGCCGGGCCAAAGAAAAAACATGACGCAGCGCGAGAACGTCACAATCGTCATCGGCGACGAGCACAACGAGACGACCGGACGAACCGGCGACTATTTCGGTTACTGGGGTTCGGTCGAGATCAAACGCTCTATCGACACGTTTTCTAGCGTGGTTTTCGGAGCGCCCTTCGAACCCGAGCGCAAAGAATTTCGAAAAACCTTTCGGCCTTTCACTTTCCCGAGACTCGAGGTCCTCGTCGACCTCGTCCCCGTGGTGACAGGATTCGTTCTCGATGTCGCGCCTGAGGTCGACGCTAACAGCCGCAAGCTGCAGGTTACCGGTTACGCAAAGCCGGCTGTGTTGCATGATTGCAACTTCCCCCCGGACGCATTCGGCAAGGGCCTGGAATTCAAGAAGCTGAGTCTCCGCGCGATTGCGGAACGCATCGGCGCTCCCTTCTCCATCACGACGGATTTCCGAGACGAAGACTCGACGCCGTTCGCGAAGGTGAAACTCGAAATAGATCGCAAGCTCTTCGATTTCCTCGCCGACCTCGCGAAGCAGCGCGGCCGCGTGCTGACGGACACACCATCCGGCGACCTGCTTTGCTGGCGGTCAGTCGAGCCCGGTAACCCGGTCTGCTACTTCGTCGAAGGCCAGGCGCCGCTGACGAAAGTCAGCGCGAGCTTCAGCCCCCAAGATTATTACTCCGAGATCACGGGCTTCGGCAAGAAGAAGCGCTCGAGGGGTGAGGCCCGATGGACGGCGCTTAACGCCTACCTAGAAAAGCCGCGCCGGCCGCACACGTTCAAGCTTGAGGATTCGGAACGCGCGGATGTGCCAACGGCGACGTTGGCCAACCTGGGGCGCATGTTCGCCAATATCCTCACCGTGCAGATCGACGATCTGCCTGGGTGGCGCGATCCGCAAGGCAATCTGTGGGAGCCGAACACGACTCTAAACCTGACGGCGCCGGGCTGCCTTATCCACAGAGACACTGAGTTTTTGGTCCGCGACGTGGTGCTTAAGCAAACGCCGAACGCGGAGACGACTTCGCTTTCGCTGGTATTGCCCGGCGCTTTCTCCGGGCGAATGCCCGACGGACTTCCCTGGGACGAAAGCGACGAATGAAGGACCAGCAGAGCGGCACCCTCGCGACAGTGATCGCCACAGAGCGTAAGGTTTCCGAAGAGGGCGTCAATATGGTCGACGTGCAGGTCGACGCAGGCGCCGGCGACATCACGTCGGCCGAGCTGTTCCAGCCGCCGGGCGAAGACTCGCTACCACGGTCGGGTGATACCGCGCTCCTTCAGGAGTCGGCGGGTTCAGGCGTCAAAGCGGTCGTCGGCTTCGACGATCCCGACAACGCCGGCAAGGCAGCCGACGGAGAGAAGCGCATCTACTCCCGCACCGCGGCGGGCGCGCTCGCCGCTGACATTTGGTTGAAGGCTGACGGCTCGGTCCATATCGAGATCCACGATCTGTCCGTGCCCCTGTACCTGAAGAGCCCCGGCCCCGTGATCATTGACTCGCCAGACGTGCGGCTCGGCAACGAGAGCGCGAGCCGCCAAGTAGCCTGCGTGGGCGATATCGTCGCAGGTTCGATCAAGGCGATCGTTGCGGCGCCTTCGCCGCAGCCGCTGTTACCTGCAGCCGGCACGCCTACACCTACCGGCGGCGTGCCGTTCGTCGGGTCTATCATCTCAGGCAGTCCGCGCGCGAAAGCTACCTGAGTGGCGCTCGTGCGCGTGGGCTCGCTGCCCGTCTCGGCGGTCAACGTCGGGCTAGCCGGTTCTATCGCAGGCCTGACCGCAAAGGTCAGCAAGCTGCAGGCAGACCTGACGAAGCTCGCGCCCGCGCTCGCGGGACAGATCGAGATCGGCCTAGACTTCCCGCCGAGCCCGACGATGTACGCCGGCCCGCTCGCGGCGGCCCTAGACCCGCTCGAGCTGGCAGCCGTTTTCAATCCGGCCAATATGGCGGGCGCAAGCGCTGACCTTTCGGTTGACCTCGCGGCCGACCTCGCGATCGTAACGGCGCAGCTCGAGATCGTCGAGAGTCTGCAAAGCACCTTTACGGCCGGGCTAGATGCCGGCGGCGTGGCGGGCTGGTCCTATTCGGGGCCGGCGCAGGGCTTCGGCTCGGAGCTCGCAGGAGCCACGGAGACGGGCTTTGGTCGCACCGCGGCAGACGCTCAGATCCAAGCTGTGGTGATAGCCACGGAGAGCCTGGCAGGCTGGCAGGCGTTTTCCCAGAGCGTCAACACCAACGGCACAGCAAACACCCCGGCGACGCAGGCGGCCCGCCTGGCGTTTATGGGCGAGCTCTCCGGGCGGCGCTGGAACAGCGGCGTTGCAGCGCTAGCCGCTGACCTCGACTTGCTGGCCGCTGACCTGCGGGGGCAGAAGGCCGGGCTAGAGGCTTCGGCGCAGGCCGCTCTGGGTCTCAACCTGCCGGACGTTAGCGCAGTGGTCGACGCGGGCCTTTCGATTGTGGCCGACATTGGAATCACCGGGCTGCTCGAGAACATGCTGACCGTTAGCGCCGACATAACCGGCGCCATCGGCGACGTGACGGCGCAGATCGACGTGGTGCTCGAGCTTAGCGCCAGCATCGCCGCGCAGCTCTCGGCAGGCGGCCTGAACGTCTGGACGTATTCGGGCACGGCGTCGGGTCTAGGCGCGGCGCTGAGAGCCGAGCTCGCAGGCGGCATCCCTGGCGGCAGCGGACCTAAAGAGCCCGCGTACGGGCTCGCGCTCGCAGGCACGCCCGCGAGCATGGCGCTCTTCGGATCGATTTTTAAGACCTCATGACCGACGTATTGCTGACCCAGTCCGACGACGAAGGCGAGATCGAATTCGTCGCAGGCGCGCCGACGATGGCCGACGGACTTGAGACGGCGGCTTACCTGAGCATGTTCGGCGGGAATGAACGTGACAGCGGCCTGACCGACGGCGAAGCGCTCCAATGGTGGGCGAACGTCGAGGACCCGGTAACGACCCGCCATCAGCGCAGCCAGACTCAGCACCTGCTCGCTACTATCCCGGCGACGCCCGCGAATCTGCGACGCATCGAAGACGCCGCACAAGCCGACCTGGCTTGGGTGGTCGACGAGCTCGCGGCTGAGATCGCGATAGAGGCGACGATGCCAGATATTGATAGCGTGGCGATCGCTATCGAGATCGCCATCGGAAACACTACCTATCAGTTTAACTTCGCCTCTTCGTGGGGCACGACACAATGAGCCTAGAGACCCCAACAACTAGAGCGCTATCGGATCAGATAGTGGCGCAGATCGCCGCGGCGATTAGCCAATCGATCCCGCTTTTGCCTAAGACGTTCTCGCGCGTGCTCGCGTGGGCGCTCGCGGGCGCGATCGTGCTGGTCTACAAGTACGCGGGGTTTATCTTTCTGCAGCTGTTTGTCTCTCACGCGTCGGCGGAAGAGACGATGATCAACGGCAAGAAGATCCGCCCGCTCGTGGAGTGGGGCCGCCTGTTCGGCGTCGGCGATCCGCAGGACGCGACGAAGGCGGAGCTCCTGGTTTCCGTCACGGTTACGGATGAGACGGGGTCATTGCCTGCGGGCACGCAAATGCTTTACGCGCCGACGCGCGTCGTCTACCTGACGACGGCAGAGGTAGCCAAAGACGCTCCGACTATTCAGGTCACGATCCGTGCGGAGTCCGACGACCAGGGCGGCGACGGCTCCGGCGATATAGGCAACCTGCAGGCGGGCGACATCGTCAGCTTTGCGAGCACGCCCGCGGGTATCGCGACGGATGCGGAGGTAGTCTCGCAGAGCGTCACGGCGGCGGACGCGGAGAGCGTCGAGAATTACCGCGCGCGTATCGTGCGCTACGTGCAGCGCCGCCCGCAGGGCGGAGCCTACGCGGATTATCAGAATTGGGCCGAAGAGGTCGAGGGCATCGTCAACGCGTATCCCTACACGGGCGACAACCCGGGTGAGGTCAATGTTTACATTCAGGCGACCGAAGAGAGTTCCGGCGACCCGGACGGCATACCGACGGGCGCGCAGATCACGGCCGTCGAAGACTCGATTCAGTTGAACGAGTCTGGACTAGCCACGCGGCGTCCGGTCGGCGCAGCTGTGAATGTGTTGGCCATCAGCTTGATCGAGTTTGACGTCGAGATTTCCGGGCTGGAACCTGATACACCCGAGACGCAGGCGGCGATCGAAGAAGGCCTAGATGAGTATCTGCGATCACGAGAGCCGTTCATTGTGGGGCTGTCGGTGTTGCCGCGTGACGATCGTATTACGACGGCTGCGATCGGCGGAATCGTCGATGACATTGCGAGCGCGCAAGGCGCGACGGTTTCAACTGTGACGCTGGACACTCCTGCTTATACCCTCGGACCCGGTGAGAAGGCTCGCAAGGGAACCGTCAGCTTCGTGTGATTCACACTGAAGCGTATCTGAAACACATGAAGGCGACATAACGTGGCGATCATCCCCAGCGATACATATCCGGGCCAAACGGATACCAGCGATTTGGTTGCGTATCCGAGCGGCGCGGCGCAGAACGTGATCGTGATCGATGACGGAGTCGGGTTCCCGCTGGAAAAGACGTGGGTCAACGACCTGCTAGGTTGGCAGCAGGCTCTGCTTGCAGCGGCGGGTATCACGGCAAGCGGCGACCCAGATACGGCGGTCGATTCGCAATACACGCAGGCTATTCGGTTGCTTGCGGAGCGTAGCCACGCATCGACGAACGTGCAGAGCGTGGGCGTATTCGGCACGGGCGTTGCGGACGAAACGGCGGCGATCGTCGCGGCACAAGTCGCGGTTGCGGCGGCAGGCGGCGGCTGGCTATTTTTCCCGCCCGGCCGCTACCGGATCACCTCCACGATCCCGCGATTGCCGAACGTGTATTGGCACGGTGTGCCGGGTCTTTCTGCAATCGCGATGGACCACGCAACTGCGGACGTTTTCGCACCTGCGACCGGCACATACAGCGCAGACGTTTTGACTGTCGGCTTGGACTTCGAAGCGGACCAGACGAACACGGGCAAGCTCGTGCAAAACACGACGGCAGGCGCGCAGGCAAAGCTCCGATTCGTTAACTGCCGCGTGAACAGCTCCGACAATAAGCTGACTGGCGCTATCTATAATTCGGATCAGGCCGCTACGCGTGCGGCTTTCGACTACTGCACTATCCGCGCGTTCTGCACGACGCCGGCGTTTATATCCGCTT